TCCACTCCAGATCCCGCCTTCCACCTCAATCAAAATCTTTGTACCCGTTATTAAAAAATCTGCTCTCCATTTACGATCAGGATGGAACTTATATTCCTGTTCAAAACCAATCTTGCATGCTCTTAAATGCGTTGCCAGAACCATTTCACCCACACTTGGTTGTCTGGCAACTTGCTTTGCTGAACGCCGCTTTTTATTTTTCTTTATCGGAAATAACTTGCGGTATTCAGCAATGCTGACTGATGACATCAAGCACCACCTTTCAGCAAATTTTCCAACTGATTAGAAAAGCAGTTATAAACTCGTGCTTTATCTTGATCACCAAAAAGGCTTGAAGCATGGGCATCGTGCTTATACTTTTGAACTAGGTTTTCAATTGAACTTCTTAGCTCAACTAAATTCGCTTGTTGTTCTTTTTGAATCTCCCAAGCCCACTTTCCAGATTTACCCTCAAACTCACTCATGACTGGCTCCTTATATATTCCACTCACAGCCATTCCGATCATCTTCTGGAATGATTGCTATATTTTTTCTGTTCTTGCAGGCTTCACAAAGTACAAGACCATCTCGTTTTAAAACCCATCCACGATTTCGGATATCACGTATAGCTTCAGCTTTTGTTTGCCCATAACCTTGACCAAATGCATTACAAGAGTCGCAATAAAAATGAGCATCGTATCCACCAACTAATCCCATCATTCGCCTCCGTATATTGATTCGTAATCAGCAATTGCATGAAGCAACTTGTATCCAGCAGATTCAGGTTTATCTTTGCTATGAGACAAGTCATATAGTTTTAAGTCCTCAATGCCACCCCATGATTCAACCAAATCAACCGACTCCACCAGACGTTTAAGCTCAACCAAATCTACAAAATACTTCTCACGATCTGCTGGGCTGATTTCTACACTTTGACCACATTGGAACTCATAACCCTCGTTCCATTCAGTTGCGTTATCGGGTGCTGAATCTACGATTTCCTTCGCGTATTGCAGTCCTTTATCTCTAATCAATTTAGATGCTTTCATGCATTCACCCCATCAATTAACTTAAGAATATTTCTTGGAATAGGCATACCTTCACGGCGGCACATCTCTGCGTATTCGTGCGGATTATCGAAAGGATCTGGTCCTAATTCTTTTGTAAGCTCAGGCTCTTTTTCCTTAGCCTTAAGCTTTTGTACTGGTGCAGGTTTACGGCCGTTAATCTTTAACCGTTCCATCAAAGATTTGAGATGCTTTTGCGCTTCGTCATTTGAAACTGGTATATGCACTTTTTGCTCACTTTTCTGAGCTAATAAAATTGGTTCTTGGTACCAAGCCTGAATTTTTCCCTTTAACTAAGCTTCTGCTTTGTACTCGTCATACACCTTGATAAATTCCATTTTGGCTTTGTACATTTCTCCGTCTTGAATAAGTGAATAGACTTGATCAAGTACAAATTTGGTCAAGGTTGTAATTTCTTGGTTCTGCTCTCTTCCGTCTGGCAAAGTCACTTTTTTGTGTTGAGAGATCTGAGTGTATTCACAAGCCTTAACCCAAGCCTTCTCGGCGCTCCACCAATCGTCCCCCATGCACATAGCACGGAATTCAGCGAAGTTAGGCATGTATGTATTTGTACTTGCGTAAAATAGCGCTAAGCCTCTTTGAAGTTGGTTAGGTGTAACCCCAACCAATGCTTTAGCAAGCTGCTGTTCAACGATTTGCATTGGAACGGCATTTTTCCCCTCTACTGGAAAATTCTTATTGAACTGAACAGCGTATTTAGTTCTGTAAGCCGCAATTAGTTCTTTTAAAAAACTTTCAAATGGTGCTAATTCATTCATGATTAATAGCCTCCAAAATCTTGTGACACTGGCGTAACGTCAATCACGTTTGAACGGTTGCTCTCAGCGTACATTTGAGTGAAATAACCCGGTTCTTCAGGAACGTTATGAGATTGTGGGTTTTCCTGAATTTGATTTTGGCGAGGCTCAAATACACCCTGATAATTTCCGATAATTGAGTTTTCCAGTGATTGGTTAGCCAAAGGTCCAAACGAGATAAGTTTTTTAAGGATTAGCTTTACTGCGTTTTCAGAAAGTGGTTTTTTGATGCTGATACGCATATCAACAAAATTGTTCCACAGTTCTGAATCTACACATGCAGGTAGTTCAACTGAACGTGGATTAAATTCATTTGGTTTTTCTGTTTTAGGTTTTTCAGAAACAGACCCTCTTTTTTTATTTATTTTTTTATTACTTTGAGAGTTGTTTTTGATAGTGATACTTTGTGTGTTAAAAATTTTTACTAGTAGCGGTAAAAAATTTTTACTAGTGTAGTTAAAATTTTTAACTAGCAGTGGTAAAGAATTTTTACTAGTCTGTCCATAAATTTCAGGTAGTAAAAATTTTTTACTAGGGAATTTAAGCACTAAACCAACGCTAGTATCGTTACCTAATTTGAATGTATTTCCATGAATTGTGCTTGGTTGTTCCACGACTAAACCGACCTTGATAAGCTCATTAAGGCACTTAACAACTGTCGGTCTACTCTTCCCTGTAATCTCTTCAAATTGAGTTAAAGAGATGGAATCCATCTCCTTATTCCAGCCACGAGTTTTACGGCAAATAACTAAATAAATTTTGCATGCAGCATCAGAGATTTTATTTAAAACCTCGTCAACAAATGCATTAGGCACTTGAAAGGAATTAGGCACAAAATTACTCATGTACACCGACCTTAGGCTTTACATACCCACCAAATTTTTGAACCAAGTCAGCATTAGCCAAACTATTAACGATCTGCCCTGCTAACCACTGATTAATGCGAAAACGCTGTGCCATAGTTTGTGAAAATTCTTCACGCGTTATTGCAGCATTATTTTCGTCATAACCTTTGGCTCTTAGATTTTTACGGTTACGATCATGTAGCTCATTGAGAATCACTAACGCTGGATCAAAGAAGGACTGAATTTCCTGAGTCTGTTTGTACTCAGGTTTATACTTAAATTGACTATTCATGACACCTCCGCTAATGCTTGCTCAGCGCTTGTTAGTCGGCGTTTGGCGTTAAGTTCAGCAACTGTTGCTGTTCGTATTTCTTTTGATGAAACCAGAAACAAATGATTTTGTGATTTGATAGTCCATAAACTAGTCAGGGTTTTATTTTTGACTTCAAACAAATCATTTGATTTAAAACTTCGACACTCTTTAGTAAGTACTACAACGTCACCCACTAAAAATTCTGGCTGGTTGCGTTCGGTTGTTTGATTTGATAAATTAGTTTTATTCATTTGATTCATCTCGACTGAATGCCTATAAACCACTCCTGTTTGCGCAGGTAGTGGTTTTTTAATATCCAAGTTTTTCCTTTTGACCACTGATTTCGTCATGAAATAGGTCATCAACTGTTTCTATACGGTTCATCCAACTTTTAGACATGACTAAAAGTGCAGCAACACGTTCCTTATCAATGCTCTGGTAATCTTTAGGAACGACTTTTAATCCAAGCAAACTCAATAGCTCGCAAAACATTTCAATCTCATTCAAACCATTGTTTTTCTTGTCTGTTTTAAGCCGAGTAATAGTGCTTGGATCAACCTTTAAATGTTCAGCAATCTCTTTTTGATTGCTTATATCAAGGCCATGCAATATGCGGGATACGCCATTTCTGGCACTTGCAGAAATATCAACTGATAATTTGCTCATCTTGTTACCTAAGCCACTTGTTTGGTTTTGCAATGCTTTTTCCAAAGCTTTTGTAATTTGGTTGCAATTTCATGCGATAAGCGTTTACCACATACCCCGCGCTCTAAATCACTAACGTAATTCTGTGAGCACCCGATCTCGGTACCAATTTGAGTTTGTGTTAAGCCCTTTTCACGCAAATCTGAAATCATGTTTGGCCATTGATTCATGCGAAGCTCCTATATTTTTAGGTGAATATATAGGTTTTCCGATATTTTAACAATAGCCAAAGCGATACTAATTTGTATCAGAATTCCGATATACGTATTTAAGGAAATACATATGGCTACTTTGGGTGAAAACTTAAAAGCAATACGAAAAGCAAAAAAGATGACTCAAAAAGAGTTAGCTCAGAAATCTGGTGTAAAACAATCTGTAATTTCTGATCTTGAAACAGGAAATGCCAAGTCGACAGGTTCAATACTTGAATTAGCAAATGCCCTTGGGGTTACAGCTGAAGAATTAAAAAAAGGTGTAGTTGGGGAACTTATTACCACCAACGTTGTGCCAGTTCAAGCTCGAATGGCACCCGTTTTATCTTGGGTACAAGCAGGTAATTTTACTAATGTTGAATCAGTAGATATGTCTCAAGTTACGGAATGGTTCCCTCTCCCAGATGATTGCGAAAAATGTTTTTATTTAAAAGTACGTGGCGTAAGTAATGAACCCGATTTTGTAGAAGGTGATTATATTGTTGTAGATCCGACAGTATATTATTCAGATATGCAATCTGGAGATATCATTGTCGTCCGTAAAGACAAAGATGCTACTTTCAAAAAACTGGTTATTGAATCTGATGGAACAAGGTATCTAAAAGCGATTAACCCAAATTTTCATCCCAATATCATTCCAATTGACGAAGATTGCTATTTTATTGGTCAAGTAATAGATTCATTGAGATATACATACCGTGGAAAACGAAGAGTAAGAAAGAGTTAAGATGAAAGTTTTTAAAATAATTTTGTTATTGCCAGTCTTAGTTTTAACTGGATGTTCAGACACTATTAGCCGAGCTGAACATGATGCTATCGTGTATGAGAAAGATCAGAAAATTGCTGAATTAGAAGAGCATATTGCTGAGTTAGAAGCTAAACTAGAGGAAGTAAACAATCAATTTGAGCGCTTTGAAAATGAAAAGTGGCGTGACGTCGTTCCAGATGTGGATAATGCTCTTGATGACTTAAATAGTGAAGTTGAAAATAATCCTTCATCAAACTACTAACAGTGCTAGACCATAAATATCAATTAAATAATTTTAATTAATCCCCCCTTGTTAAAGTGATTTTTGTGTTTCAAGAGATCAATATCGGAATACCAGTAAAAATATCGGAATAACTATTGACTACAAATATCGGAAATGCGATATTTGTCTCGTAGACAACAAAAAAACACACCGCCCCTCCCCAGGTCCGATGTGCTTTTGCAAAACTGCGAGATCAATTATGAACGTAAAAGCTCCTCCTTTCAACTCATTTGCATTTGTCAGCATGGCTGCTCTTGCAATCTCTGGTGGTTCTTTAGTTGCTTGCCAATTGCAACCAGCTTTCCAAACAAAAGAAGCTCCTTCTCTATTTACCCCTAAGACTCAACCAAGTACTTACGGTGTTTTAACCGCAAAAATCACAGGTAAACATTCTGGCGTTGCCGTCATCAAATTAGATAGCTTCCGTTTAAATGTGAGCTTTGATTTTGAAGCCCATCCTGACAGCTACGGCGTTCCGGGTTCTGAATTCACCGCTGTTGATATTACACAACTCACAGTAAATGAAATCACTGATGTTAATGGTAAGTCATATAACGATTTCACCGAATTTGAAGACATCCGAAACATCAATGGCCTTCTAAAAGGCTTCATCGAACGTAACAAGTTGGTGGAGGCTTAAAGATGACTAATTTCAAAAAACACCCTGACGGCTACAAGTCATTTTTAGGCCGTGACGACCAAGGTCTTTATTCCGTACGTATTAAGTGGGCTATCTATGCTGCAAACGCTAACGGCTCAGTACTTTACGAAATTAAAGATGGCTTTAAAAAACCGCTTAATGTTGAGCAATTTAAAGCTAAGGAACCAAAGGTTTTCGCTTCTCTTATGCAAGAAATCGATTTCCAACGCAGAAAGCAGCTCGCAATAAAACTACGTGAAACAAATATCCCTACTTATGACCGCAAGGCTTACAAGCAAAAACGTGGCTTCACCGGCTCTAGATGAGGATTAGAAAAATGACAACTGAAAACTCAAAAGACAACTTACATATCTGGAATGCAGTTAAGCAAACGCCTACCAATTTTCTTAAAAAAATTGAGTTTGGTTATTTAAAAGGTAAATCAGATATTAACCCTCAATGGCGATTAATGGCTATGACTCAGGCCTTTGGACCTGTTGGTCATGGCTGGACTTATAGACATGTACGTTTATGGTCTGAAACTGCGCCAGATGGAACCATTATGGCTTTTGCTGAAGTAGCAGTAAAAACCAAGATTGATGGTGTTTGGGGTGAGGAATTTTTCGGCAACGGCGGTTCAGCAATTGTTGAAGTTCAAAAAGGAAAATTAGTAGCGATTGATGAAGGTTATAAAAAGGCCGTTACTGATGCTCTAGGTGTAGCGTTTAAAGCTATTGGCGTGGCCGCTGATGTTTACCTCGGAAATTTTGATGGAAGTAAATATCTATACAACTATGACTATGCCTATCTAGAGCAAAATGCCTCTACCCCAGCAGGTCAAAATACAAATCAGAATAACCAGACAACCGCTCAGGGTGGTAACCAGAAACCACCCCGTACTCAGGATCAACTATATCAAGATGCATTGAAAGCAATCAAAGATGCACCTGACACTAATATCTTAAATGCTGCAATTAAGAAGTTTAAAGGCACTACTTATGAGGCGGGTATCAATAGAGCATGCCAAGCACGTGCCGATCAGATGGGTTGGGCGCCTAAAAACAATCCTCAGCAAGTTCAACAACAACAGTCGTTACATCACTAAAAGGAGAGCTATTTATGTCTAATTTACTAACTGCAGCTGAAGCATTTGCAGCTCTTCAAAAAGGCAAAACTGTTCTTTGTCGCCCTATTGGAGACATGTTGGACTTTTCTGACTTAGATCAATTCCCCGCTTCTGTTTTTGGTAAACCGGGTTTTGAATTCTGCATCAAAATCGAAACTATTGAGCTGGCTGGCATTACATTCACAAAGCCATTAACTATTGATGAGTATGAAGAAGGTCAAAATGTTTTTGTAATCAACACATATTTACCTTCCATTTATAACGTTGGATTTAAAACTCCTGCACTCATTGAAGCAATTAATAGTGGTTTTGTTCAGCGTGATGCTGAAAATGCCAAGCTTCAATTAAAAGCTTTTTCAAAAGCACTCGGTATTGAAATCAACAATGATTTAAGTGTTATTCGTCTTGGTGAGGAACCTAAAAAACAGAGAGGCAAAAAATCAAAAGCAGAAAAGTCTATTGAAGTTATTTCTGCAGAAATTCAACCAACAATTGTTATTACCGAACAAACAAATGTCACCACATCTGAGGATCTATTAATTCCAGAAACTAACGAGCCTAAAGTAGATCCAGAATATCAGCAAACCCTAGATACTCTTCTACAGCGTGTAAAAGAGTCAAAAACACCTGCAGAAGTAAATGCGGTTTATCGTTATACCCGCACATGGGATGACGAACAAATGAAGCCTATCCTTCTCGCCACTCACAAACGTCTTGAAGAGCTAGAAAAAGAAAAGGCATCTGCTAATGAGCCACCCTCTTTAATGGTTCAAATCCAAACTGCACCAGACCTTACAACGCTAGATGCTTTGGAAATAGACGTGGCTGCACGAGATCCGCAGATTCAACCGAAGCTAATGGGGTATGTGAGAAAACGCCGCTATGAATTAGAGAATCCTACACCTACTCAACAAGAATCTACCCCTGATTATTTATTAGTGGACGGTTTCTAACATGAAAGATCAGTACAAGAAAGTGAGCCAAAAACACATGCTTGGTTTTATGTACTACTTGCAATTGCTGGGCTATGTAATAGTCCGGCAAGGCATGGATCAAGCAATGTTTCTAACCAAGCATTATGCGGTACCAGTCGCTTGGCGCCGCATAACGATCGACTATCACAACCGATTAAACAAACCTGCCCAGCAGCTTTATAGAGAGTTTGTTGAGTGGACTAAAGAAGAATATGCAGAGATGGTGGCTTAAATGACAGGTAATGAACGTATCCCTTTTGAATCACAATTCAAAACTACAGAAATTTTTAAACGTGAAAGTGCTATTCGTAAAAATGACATCCTAGCATTCAGTGAAACAATGAATGGCTATTTCAATATTGTAACTAATGATGCTTGGCAGTTATGGAATAAAGCCAAAGCCGAGACGGTGCCAGATACTCCCACCCCTAGTGTCACTCTAACTTGCGCTGAACTAAAAGAAGCCTTTGATTTTGGTGCGCCAGATGGGGAAAAAGATCAATTCCAGATGGAAACTGAAATGACCATCAAATGGCTCCAAGATGGTTATGACGGTGAAGGATACTACTGTTGGTATGCTGATTTACCTGAGGAAGGTTTCATTAAGTTGGGTGTTAGCGAATCGGGAGCTGAAGGATGAGTGAATCAACTTTATGGGCGGTTGCAATGCGACCTGAAGGTTACAGCCCTTTTAAGCAAACGCCAGCAGCTTCAAAAGAGATAGCTGAGCGAGCTGTTGAGCGTTATAGAAAAATGCATGAAAAGGAAGGCAACAACTTTTTCTTAGAAATTTTTGATGATGTTATCAAAGTTCAGAAATGGCACGGTTCCCGCAAAGATCATATTAAAAATCTATTTTATGTTGAGAGTTGGTTTAGTGAACCTATGTACCAATGCTTTGATTTGAAGACAGCTGAACGTGTTTTTAAATTTGATGAAATAGTAATTTGCTACAAGAAAGGCTCTGCCCCTCTTGTAACCAAAAGCTTTGATGAAGCAAAACTATTTTATGGATCTAGTGAGACGGGTTTTAAATATCAGATCCAGCCAATAGAACCACCTGAAAACCTTTTCAATTGGTTTCATCCAGATATTGAATTGTTTGACACCATTGAAGAAGGAGCTGAAGCCTATACAAGAGAACAGTGGGCACAACTTCAAATGAATCTTAGAGTTGAAATTGAAACTCAACTATTAGATTACGATGAAATACCAAATATACCGGAAGATGCAGTAGTTTGGCCAAACTGGAAGCCAGAACCGCCAGAACAAGGACTCTTTTTAATTGCAGCATTTGATTCAGAAGATGGCCCTGTACTTTGGTGGGCAAATCCTAAAGCGGAAAGTAAGGAGAAATAAATGTCACGTTTAACTAAATTAGATCGTATGACTCATGCAGAAAAAGAGGCTGCTAAGAAGGAATTTTGGGAAGCTGCTGATAATCAAACTTTTCCACCTGAAACAGTAGCTATTGTTATGCACGTATCCTTACCGTGGTTGCAGAAGAAAAGATGTGAAGGTGGCGGCATTCCATTCTCTAAACCTCATAAACGACAAGTAAATTATATGAAGTCTGATGTTTTGGCTTATATTGAACAAAACAAAATGGCACATACAGCATAAGCGGCTAAGTGCCGCTTTTTTAATCACCAAAAATAGACCTTTAATAGACTTAAACTTGAAAAATAGACCGTATTTATCAAAATAGACCATTAATAGACTATTTTTGTATTGCTAAAGATTGTGTAATATTGCATTGTATTGCTTTAATATAAATTATTAAAAATATTGATTTTTTAATATCGCTAGGTATTGCTTAATATTGCAATGTATTGCTAGAATTGAGAAAGACCCGCTGAACTTTAGGGTTCAAGGGTAACGACATGCAGCGGCATCTTCGGAGCATTTATTTTTAAATAAATACCTATAAATTCGAATTTTATTTTCAAATTAAAATACCTAGACAGACCTGTCAGTCTATTTTTTATTCTCTTAACTAATTAGTTGTTCTTAACAATTAAATACTCATTATTTTTTTAATTATTATTCATTTCTACGTAAACATTCCTCATACCACCCTGCTTGAAAATCTTCAATTGCTTGGCGTTTAAAGAAACTTGTCTTAAATACTTTGGCAGCATAAGCTGAGCTAATTAAGTCTTGATAAAACTGCTTGGCTTTTTCATCTGCTAACCCATCGGCAATTTGTTGTAAATCTTGTGCTGGTACTTTTTGCTGTCGTGCTTCCATTACGTTATAAGCAACCTTTTTTACGATATTACAAATATCTGGGTGAGCTGTACTTTCATTAGCATAGCAACTGGTGGCAATAAAACTTAATAATAATATTTTAAATTTCATATCCCTATCCTATTATTCATCTTCCGTTCTTAAAAAAGTAAGAGATGAGAAGACCTATTCCTTTCAAAATGTTTATGCGGGATTAATTACATAAAAATAAATGATCATGACCACAAGCAAGATGGAAGCAAGTGTTAAATAGGTGCCGACTGTATTAAAACTCTGTAAAAATTTTAAGATCTGCATTTCAAATCCAGAGAAAAGTTTAAGTAATTAACAGAAGAAATTTAGCACAACCAAATAATGCCAATCAATTCACACTTTTAAATTTTTATAGTGATTTAATTCAAATATTATTCATTGCATTTTATCCCTAAAGTCCCTTTATAGTAGTCAGTTGCACTTTTCAAATCTGACAATAATTTTTCTTCAGTATACGGTTTTGGTGAAACTTTTATTAATGCAGGCATGTATTGTTTTTTATACACCTCAGGATAGTCATGACATAAAATTTTAACTTTAACTTCTTGAGGAGTATTTGGATTATCTAACTGATCTAAAAATTCACCAATTTTTCGGTCCGACTCTTCAAATTGAGCTTTATAATCAATTTGAGGTGCCTCAGATTCTGCCTGTTTCGTACATCCGCTGAGCAATGCCACACATAACATCATTGTTAAAATTTTTAACTTCATAGATTTCACATTTTCATATTCATCCTTAAATATACTTATCCTGATTAAATGTAAATAAATACTGTAAATACGTAAAAAAGAAAAAATTATATGTAGATAGCTTCTCCTAACAACAAAACTATTTTTAATTGGTCTAATACATTAGAAGACTACTTTTTAATAATTTTTAAATTTCGGTGAAACCATAGAAAAGTAGGTATAATTTTGCTCGACTGTCCGCAAATCTTTGTTAGATTTCTCC